TACATGGTCGATTGTAAGGTTGTGTAATTCATGAAATTCTCCGCAATAAACGCATTGACAATCGAAGTGCTCTTTGATAGCTCTTCTCCAGAGCCGTTTAGATTCTGAACTTGTCATGGTTATTAAATTGTGTAAATAGTAATCAGGGTTTGGTAGTAATGGTGTCATTAAGTTCTTCTTGCTCCGCCTCTACCTCGGTTTCTCTTACGTGATTCTGCAACGATCTTTCCACCTCTATGAGACATATCTGTCTGTGGTCCGGGTTTACGTCTTCTACGTATCATCATTAGTTCACGTCTATATGCTTTTTTAGCTGGTGTACTGTTGATTGCTCTATTTGTACGCCTATGCTTTTCACGTGACTCTTTATTTTTTCTGTAGAATCTTGCAGTTCTACCGGGATTAGGACTTAACTTAGGTCCAGTTCTACGTCTTCTTCTACGTCTTGAACCTGTTGCACCTGTTCCCATACGTCCGTACTTCATTTCTTTCCGTATAATCTAGATTTAACTAAAGATGGATCTACTTTTGGTATGACTGACGCTAACCTATCTAAGGGACTACCCTCAAGGGCAACACCTGTGATGTCGTTAGTTTTTAGCCAATCACATGCGGCTTTTAGATCTGCTGTTTTTGCTTCGCCACATTTTATTAAACGTAAAAATTCTTGGGTGACAAGGTAATGCAGTTCATTAAAACTTTCTTCGTTTGCTTTTTTAGGTATTACCCTTGTGGTTTCATTCATTCGATGTCTAATCCTTTTTTAACTATCTGTAGTGCTCTGTCATCAAGCTCATTGTCTGTAGACTCTACTAGCTTTTCTAATAGGTCAACTACAAACTTTTTAAACTTGTCGCTTTTTAAACTTGTTAGTACAAGTGGTTTAATTAGTGCTAACATTACTCTTCTCCGGGTGTAACAATTTCTTTTTTAACATAGCGTCCGTTCTCGTCTCGCTTTGCAGCCTTTTTCTTAGCAGGCTTCTTTTTTGCAGCTTCTGCACGTGCTGCTATTTGTTGTGATAGTGTGCTCATTAGAATGGTAAAAATTTCTTTTTCTTTGGTTGAGGTGGTAGCAATGATTGTATAGGTACGATGTCCTGACACAGGTGAGCTACCCGTGTATTTGGTCTTATGGTAAAACCTTGACGTTGTAACTCTGCACATTTCAGTGCTCTTACAAGTTCGTAATCTAATTGCATCTTCTCCTCTTGACGCTTGGCAATACGTCTGCATTGTTCAAGACCACGCTTGTCTAGAGGAACCATAAAGTTAACTTGAAACCCCCAGTTTTCATTTAACTGATAACTAGATGGGTACAAATCTCTTGTGTCTTCATCCGCTGTGTACGGATTAACATGGTTGCCCATATAAAATGGACTAAATGTCATAGTAGATCCATTACATGATATACTAGGACCATAGTTTTGACGGGACGATGCTCCATTATTTTGGAACTGCACCGCCTGATTCGTCACGTTACCTGTAGCTGCTGCCACAGGATTTGATGTATTATTTGTTTCTCCCTCTGCAAACGCTGGTCCTACTGTGAGAAGACAGACAGCGATGTAGTAGTAGAGTTTATTGTATAGTTTCTT